ACGACAAACTTAAAGAATCTCACCCAGGTTGGAACGATGTACTTCATAAGGTATCGAAACGACCTCGCTCCAACGTCCGTCCTATCTGATTTTTTCTTCTATGCCAACTAAAAGAAAGTCTAACCAACCAGTAGTCCCATTTGGGATGAGTAACAAGCACATGAAAAGAAAGAAACCAATTAACTCAGACTTGATGAAGAACATCGAGCCTCTGACAGAAAATCAAGAAGAACTTTTCCGTTGCTACAAGAATGATCAAAACCTTGTTGCATACGGTTGCGCTGGAACTGGTAAGACTTTCATCACACTCTATAATGCACTTAGAGATGTACTAGATGTCAAGACACCCTACGAAAAGATCTACATCGTCAGGTCTCTTGTAGCAACTAGAGAGATTGGTTTCCTCCCTGGAGACCATGAGGACAAGTCCTCTCTCTATCAGATCCCATATAAGAACATGGTCAAATACATGTTCGAGATGCCTACAGACTCTGATTTTGAGATGCTGTATGGTAATCTTAAAAACCAGGGAACAATCTCATTCTGGTCTACGTCATTCATTCGTGGCACCACACTTGATAATGCAATCATCATCGTTGACGAATTCCAGAATCTAAACTATCATGAACTTGATAGTATTATTACAAGGATTGGTCAGAACTCTAAGATTATGTTCTGCGGTGATGCTACACAGACTGATCTTCTTAAGACTAATGAGAAGAATGGAGTTATTGACTTCATGAAGATCCTTCGTATCATGCCTTCAGTTGATATTGTTGAGTTTGGAGTGGAAGATATTGTTCGCTCTGGATTGGTGAAAGAATACTTACTCGCTAAGATGGAAATGAATTTATGATTTTTGAGCATTGTAATTATCTCGGTGATCTTGAACTAAACAAAAAAGAAACCAACGGCATCCGTCTCTATAACTTACCTAATGGAGAATGGGTGCCTTCTATTACGTCAGTAACTTCTTTCTACAACAGACAGATCTTTGCTAAGTGGCGTGAGAGAATTGGTGTCGAAGAAGCAAATAGAATCACTAAGAAAGCAACTGCTCGTGGAACTGATTTCCATGAAGCAGTTGAAGTTTATATGAGGAACAAAGAAATAAACTGGGATGAGTTCAGACCTGCAACTCAGTTTATGTTTCATCATGCCAAGCCATATCTGGACAAGATAAATAATGTACACGCTATAGAAAGGACTCTGTACTCAGAGTATCTTGGATTAGCTGGTAGGGTTGACTGCATAGCGGAATACGAAGGAGAGTTAGCAGTCATCGATTTCAAAACATCTGAAAAGATTAAACCTGAAAAGTGGTTGGAGAACTATTTCGTTCAAGAAATGTTTTATGCAACTGCTTACTACGAACTCACAGGTATCCCTGTCAAAAAACTTATCACTATCATGGTCACACCTGGTGGCGATGTCAAAGTGTTTGACAAAAGGAACAAAGGGGACTATATTAAATTGTTAGTTCGTTACATTAAAGAATTTGTATCTCACAATCTTAGGACAGAGAATGGAGAATGAACTAGAAAAAGTATTAGAATCTAAATTCTTTTGCCCTTCTCGATTTGCACAGGAGATCGAATCTCTTGTAATTAAAAACGCAGACATGAATTATATTGATGCTATTGTTCACTTCTGTGATCAGAATAGTATTGATCTGGAGTCAGTTCCGAAACTGATTTCCAAACCCTTGAAGGAGAAGATCAAATATGAAGCGATGGAACTTAATTTCTTGAAGCGAAGTTCCCGCGCCAAATTGCCTCTTTGATTTCATTTTTGTCCGAAAAAATTTTCCGGCAAAAAATCCCCTTATTAGTTTTTTGATGATGCCGTTTGATGCCTACCGCTGTTACTTGTCGATGAAGAATCACTTCACGAAAGACAAGTATGACTATCACAAATACTGTGGTAAAAGTCGTGCGACCGTGCAAGCATTTTACAAACGCAAAGATAGATTTTGGTTTGAGAAATTTGCACGGTCCAAGTCTGACAAAGAAGTAGAAGAGTTCTTTGTATCTAACTTCATCACCTGTACTGATCCAAGTAAACTTTGGATAGGAGAGATGATACGCAACGGTGAGAATAGATACACCGCATGGAAGAAGAGAACTCAGTCTCTATCATATCTTTTCAAAGAGGAAACAGAATCAATCTTCGCTGACAACGATTTTGATGCTATGTTTTCTATGGATGGTTCACGTCATCCACAAATTCTCAAGGAACATTTGAGTGGTCGAGTATCACTTGAAACGATGGTAATCCTGGATGGAATCCTTGGTTACAAAAGTAAGTGGGATAAGTCTCTCACCGATCCTGTGTGGGAGACCGTCAGTATGAAGATGAGAAAGTATTCTCCATTCCTAAATATTGATGTACCACGTTATAAAAACATTCTTAAGAAAGTGGTTTTAGGAGATAAATGAGTTTCTTTAATTCTGAGGTAGTCCGTGCAGAAATGACGGAAATACAAGAACTTCAAGAAGAAGTTTACGGTAATGTCTTCAAGTTTCCTTCGATGGATAAAGAAGAAAAGAAATTTCATGTCAGTCTCTTAGAAAAATTAATTGACAAACAGAGAATTTTATACACTCGTTTAAGTTTGTCTGATGATCCCGAAGCAAAGCAGATGAAAGATAACATCTATGAATCTGCTAAGATGATGGGACTCCCTGATGGGACTGATATGAATGTAGTATTCAACAACATGTCTAAAATGCTTGATGTGATGAAGGACCAGATTGACAAGACTGGTTCTGACCTATAGAATAACAAGGTACACACAAGCCAAATCCGTACAAATCCGAGGTAATCCTATGTCTTTCGCAGACCTTAAAAAGCAATCTTCTCTTGGTTCGCTGACTTCTAAACTGGTAAAAGAAGTCGAGAAGATGAACAATACCAGTAGCGGTGGAGATGACCGTCTCTGGAAACCCGAAATGGACAAGACTGGTAATGGTTACGCAGTCATCCGTTTCCTGCCCGCACCCGAAGGGGAAGAACTCCCTTGGGCAAAGATGTATTCACATGCCTTCCAGGGTCCTGGTGGATGGTATATTGAGAACTCTCTGACTACTCTTGGTCAGAAAGACCCTGTGTCTGAATACAATCGCGAACTGTGGAATAGTGGACTTGACTCTGACAAGGACACCGTTCGTAAGCAGAAGCGCAAACTGTCTTACTATGCCAACATCTATGTTGTGCAGGACAAAGCAAATCCTCAGAACGAGGGTAAGGTTTTCCTGTACAAGTTCGGCAAGAAGATCTTTGACAAGATCATGGAAGCGATGCAACCAGAGTTTGAAGATGAGACTCCCATCAACCCCTTTGACTTCTGGGGTGGTGCTAACTTCAAACTGAAACTGAAGAAGGTTCAAGGTTACTGGAACTATGATTCTTCTGAGTTTGGTCCTGTTGAACCTCTGCTTGATGATGACGATGCTCTTGAAGCTCTGTGGAAGAAGGAATACTCTCTGAGTGCCATCACCGCCACGGATCAGTTCAAAGACTACGATCAACTGCAGAACCGTCTGAAGATGGTCCTGGGTCAGAAGTCTACTCGTCGCTTTGATGAGGAACTGGAAGACGAGAGTGAGGGTCGTGGATCTTTCACTCCTGACTTCAAGTCAAAGGCACCTGAACCTGCTGCTGACTTCAACGCACCAGACATCACCCCCACTAAGTCTGCTGACTCTGATGAGGATGATGCTCTGTCTTACTTCCAGAAACTCGCTGAAGAGTGATTAACTGAATAGTCTGATATTATCAGCACGTTTGAGGGTTTCACTCATGTATTGGGTGGAACCCTCTCTGTATGTCATGAGATCTTCTAGATCATCACGAACGACTTGTAAATATCTTGGTTGTAGTAAGTAAATGTTTCTCTTGTCTTCGTTTACTTTCTGTTCATACTGATAGTTTGTTACTGGAACAGTAGGAGTTACAGTTCTCATTCCACCAGCACGTTCATCAAAAAATGTGACTGAGTAATCCGACTCTACCTTGAGTCCAGCGTTCACGATTTTGACATCTCTTGCATCCTTTACTTCAATCGTTTCATAGTGATGAATGCCATTAAAGAGTGTGTCATAAGAACCATATTTGTCTAACATTAACTCATCAAAATCTACATTAGAAAGTGGCCATTCGTTTTGAATGTTGACAATATTGTTTGCCATCAGAACTAACCAGTCAAGAGTAGAGTCTTGATAGATTTCAAACGCTACATTATCAGGACGATCATTACCTGTGATAGAATATTTTGTAAAGAATGCAAGGTTCTGAAAGATGTCCTCTCTAAGAAATCCTCTCTTGAAAAAGTTTTTGACGGTGATATAATCAGAAATCTTGGCGTCAGGAAGTCTACTGACGTATTCAAAATTTGGAACTTCTGAAAAATAACTTGACATTAGAATCCTACTCCTTCTCCTTCATAATCGTCGTTGAATACTGGATCCAGTTCTTTGAATCCTAATGTTAATTCGATTGATACTGGTGCTCCGTTTGCAAAGGTTGCATAGTTATTATTAGGTGTGTAATTTACCCCTACACTCAGCAAAGCACACTATTTAATTTCATTTAAAAATTTATTTTTTGTGCCTCTATGGAGATATTCAATCTGGAATGTATGAGGTGCCTTGATTAACATCTGCGCCTCTGTTCTCTGGGGAGCACTTCCTTGTTTAAAAAATCTGAGGATCTCCATGATCTGAAGACTATCACCTTCATTTCTAGCACCCATCTGGAAGGTGAAGTTAAAAGGTCTGAGAGCAGGACCTTTGAAAAGCAACTCAAGGTTAGGGTTGATGACCGCTCCTTGTGTTCTTGCAAGCACCTCATTAGGATCAAGACCCACTGCACCTGCTGAAAACAAACCTCTAAGTGTTGATTTAGTTTCCTCTTTATTAGAACCTAACGCGCTAATAGCATCTCCAGCAGATCTCATACCTGCTTCAAGATTTCCTGATAGTGCTCTTCCTGCTGCTTCAAGTCCTGCTGCTTGAAGAGGGTTCATTCTACCATCACCCCAGTCAGCATTATTTTGGTCAGTAATACCGCCAGGAACTGGAAGCATGACTGTACCAATACCTTTTCTTCCTTTCTCTCTTTGTTGAACCTTTCCAAATCCACCTTGTGCTGCAACTTTTCTTGGTTTGAACTCAAGCATGGTAAACTTAATCACATCCATTCCAGTCTCTGCAAGATCTGAAGGGAAGACCTGATCTCCAAAACTATTTCTTGTGCCTGCTGCTGCCTTAGTTTTTGTGCCACCCTGAGATTTAGGAATTTGATCTAGTGGTTTAGTCTCTGTATTAAGTGGTTGACCTTCCAATCCATTATCTGGTGCTTCCCATGGATCAGCACCGTTTTGACTCCCTTGTGTAATCACATCTTTATCTTTTGGGAGAACATCCATTCTCTTTCCTAATTCCGCCTCAATACCATTATTTGTAGTTCTATTAATAACAGAATCAGGTTTCGCCAGATCTTTCTGCAATTCAGAATCTGCTACTCCTGCCATCAAAGGATAGTCGGGATCACTATAATTCCACTTACCATCTCTTTTTGATGCTGCTGGTTGAAAAGTTCCATTCTTTTCAACATACAAGATTGTTTTTGATTTTTTAATATTGCCGTTGGAATCTCTATCTTGAACTATGGTTACAGATTTAGTTCTAGTGGCTGCACCACCTACCGCGTTGATAGCATCTTTTGCTACGATATCGCTAGCAACGTATTGCGCTTGTCCGTTTTTTACTTGCTCTCTCGTGCCAGCCTTAAACTCAGCCATTAGATATGGTTTTTATTTATTTAGCATGAATTTGCCATAATCTAATGACAATAGGTCATCAAGTTCATCTCTCTGAACAATATAGACCTGTGTTCCTAATTCTTCCCAGGTATAATTTCTATATTCTTGGTGATGAAAGTTTATACCACGAAATCCCCATTGGAATAATTCAGTCACCGCCACCAAAGGGTGTTGATCGTATCTAATGTTTGGAGTCTTCGCGAAGTATTTAAATGTGCAGATATTACCCTCTTCAGGAATCGGTGTTACAGTATCATTCAAGGCATACATTATCAACTCCATCCTATCATCAATATTCTTCTCAGATTGAATGTCAAATCTTATGGGTTCGATACGATTCATTTGATACCCAGTTCTTCTTCGGTGATTATCTTAAATTCAA